TATTACATCAACCCCTACATTATAAAAATATATGTTTAGAAAATAAAAAAATAGAAATAGATTATGCTAGACATATAATATTATTTATAATTATTCAATATTTCGATAAAGAATGTTATATTGCTTTTATAAAAACTCACAGATAACTTCTTATGTACTATATTAACATAAGGAAATTATTATATGAAAAGGAGATAATTGATCATGGCAATTAAAATTAAAATACCACATGAGAAATATTGCGCTGATGCAAAACCATTCAAATTCAGTGATTCATTTCTTGATAGTTTTAAGAACATTTCCGACGTATATGACACTTCTCTCAAAGAATTAGATAATGCCATATACAATGATTCAGCTAAATTCGCATATGGAATTTGTAATTGCACATACAAGCTTAGATATATTACGCCAAACGATATATCTACGTATATATCTTGTTTATCAAAAGGATTAAACAGTTGCATGTTCACAACACTTGCTGATATTCACATGTTTACCACAGCATCAATTAAGCGATGCATGGAAGACAACGACTGTTTGTCTTTTGAATCAACTGAGGATATCACGACAGGCGGAGGTAATAATTTTGGAGGTAAATATGTTAATCCAAAAGAATATACCATGTCGGATCTAATCAATATGTGTAAAGATGATTATATTAATACAATGATATGTTCTCGTTATGAAGTGGCCGAGCGTGCAAAAAATGTTAAAGAGATTGCTGATATGTTTAAAAAGATGCGTTTTGGAATAACACTAAAGAATATCGTTGATACTTTTCCAGTACTTATTAAACAATCAGAATCATTGAAGATGTTGCTTAGTAATCCTAATTGCAAAGAAGTATTCACAACGTTTGTAGAATCATTTATTATATTTGCATTTTCGCTGAATATAATAACTATAAAAAGTATAATGGATTATTGCAAACCATCAACAACTTATGATGTCATACCTGAAAATGATAATAGTAAGAAGCTAATAACAGAATGCTGCCTGCTTAAAACAAATGATATGTGTATTCGTAATAAGATACCATTTAATTGCAATATGCGTGATGTAGTTCTTCAGGATGTGCATCCTAGATTCAATGATACTAAATCAGCATTACAATTCATTCTTAATGATGCCAGATCTCCTATCAGCATTCTTATTAACAAATATAGCAAATGTGAAGGATGTACTTGTCCCATAGATTCAGAATATATTTATCGGATGTTTATTGGTCATACTAAGTTTTCAGATAAAGATAAGATGACAGCAGGTCTATGGACTGATAAAAAAGGACATAGTACAGAAAATCCATATGATAAATATTGTGTACATACGAACGTTGAATGGCTTGACAAGATAGCATATGGCAACAATTATCTGGATGGAAACTATCGTGATGATGCAGTTGGCAATGAGCACGTTAATCCTATAACAAAAACACTTGATACGATATACAAAATGTTTGGCGGATGTGAGTTAACATCTAATTCTGATCTTGCTGATAATCTTAAACAAGTAGCATCGATGATGCTCTGTATCATTGATGCATATCCAGAAGAAGGCATTGAAAATTGGGATCTTGTTAAAGATATACTTGCTGTATTCGGTGAAATATTTACAAGAAATATGCTAAAATTATATTATAATAATACAAGAGTATTCGTATTCGATGATAAATCGGAAGATACAATGGTCCCGGGATACCTATACACGGAAAGTTATTATATGGAAGCTGATGATAAAACAGCGACAACTGTATCATTTAAGAACCCAGATGGTTCAGATATTGCAGGTGGCTCTTCTGCTAAACTCGCAATCGGTAATGCTAATCGTAGATTTACAGATTGGGTAAGAAATACATTATCAAAGTTTTTCACAAAGTTTAATGAAAATCATAAAATGGAAATTGATTATATTTCCAAAAATGATGAGATGAACAAAAATATTGCTACTGCAATTACCAATGGATCTTTTGTTCCGGTTGTCTCTAACTTTCCAAAATTTAAAGTTCCTGCTGGAGAGTTATCACGAGTTAATATCAGTAATATCGTAACAAAGTATATGTCATCTAAAAATGCAATAGATGAAAAATCTGTTCTCAAAGAAATGCTACCTACTGGAATTGGTGATGCAGCAATTTCTACGATGGTTAATGATGAGAATACTGCTAAAGAATATATAACGAATTATATATTATATTCAACGACAAACAAACCCGACAGTTATACAGGAAAATTAACGGTTGATTTATGGAATGACTTGCTTGATAATATTAAAGGATCACCGAAATTAATTGAAACAGAATCAAAAGCTATTTCAGATGATTTAGCAAAAGCATGCGAAATGTTAAATAGTAAGATAAACGAAACTGCCAATAATAGCCAAACTAAGGATGCAAATGCAAATGCAACAGCTGAAACTGATAATGCGCAAACATTATTGACTATCGTGCAAAAAATTTCTAGAATATATCAGACAAATATGCTGAATACATTCAATAGCAAATTATTTGGTTCATGTTACAAAATATATCGTGATATTGTCGCTGGATATAAGCAGCAAGGCTCTCCAGTTAAACAAGCAACGCCAGCACCAGCACAGCAACAGCAGCCGGCAACATCAAATACAAATAGCAATAATACACAAGCAAACAAGGAAGACATTAGTGTACCCGTATAATTTTAAAACGAAAGGAGAATATATCTAATGGATTTAAATAGTACATCAAGTAGCATGCTTTCGTCAACAGACATGCAATTGGCTATTGACAAAGCTATTAGCGAATCAGATAATATAGTATCAGCACTCGAAGCTGTTGGTGCAATGTATGGAATTCCTTCAACAAATATACTTATCGATGATAGTCTTAATAACCTCAAGGTGGTCAATGATTGTGTTTGCGCTCCTTCGCATATTACAAATGTAGCCGGTAACAAAAAAGCTATCATGTGTGCGATCGGTAGTGTTCTTGATTTTATATCGCAGAGGGTAGATGATAAACTCGATAATTATCAGCTGAATAATATCAGCAAAGGTAAAATTGATGATTCTATTCGAATAAATGCAAATCCATCAAAAGGAAATGCTATTGCACGTTATGAGGACAGCAATGGTGATGAAATCCTCGTATATGATTCAGGATTAGTTGACACTGCAAATACCCCAGAAGCATATGAAAAAATTAAGCAACTTCGCCAAGATATGAAAATACCAGAGCATGATAATATAATGAATAAAGCATCATATTTTAATGATGAAGATGATATATCAGCTGATACTACATCATCAACAGATGACATTAGTGATGATAGCACTACTGATGTCTCTGACGATATTCAAGAATCAGCAATGATACTTGATCTTATTGACCATTTTAATGGGACTCGATATCTTGGATATGATCTGCTTCAGGAACAAGGCTTTGATTATATAAGACCAATAACATCTATTGTTCAAGAGTCATCATCAGAAAAGAGTAATAAGAATATTATATCAGCCGAGGATATTAAATACATGAAGTTTGACAATACAAACATCATTAATGCTATTAAATATTTTAATGAAGCTCGTGCTGAACAGCCATATGCTAAAAAAGGTCATTTTGATATTAAGAAATTTATTAATTCAGAGAATTACAATAAAGCAATAGATTGTCTCAACAAACAGTTCAATGCAAAAATTAATGTGCGATTTGCTCAACCGGATCGCAATGTTTCTCAATTGTATACAAGCATCTGGAGTGATGTTCGTCATAATCTAACAATATCAAAATCAAAGGGATTTCAGTTGAATGGGTTGCCTATTGATATTTTCGTTATTGGAAAATCGATTGATGAAGATGCACCTGATGATATATCATTATTTGGTCAAAATGTGGTTTCTACATTTTGTCATGAAATATTTCATAATATAGCAGCTGTTCTACGAGAGAAAACAACGACGACTATGCAATCTCTTAATTTGGCACTAATGATAGCGTCTGGACAAAATAATGCAAAGAATCGACGTATCGTTATTTCAAATTATGTCAACTCTCTTGATGAATTTAATGGAAAAAAATTAAATCGTTTAACAAAGAGAATCCTTGTAAAGAATCTAGTTGTAATAACAGCCGTACAACATGACCAAAATGCACTTAACGAATTAGAGACAACCATTCGTGATTCAAATGGTGCAAATGCAAACAAAGATATTGATAACTTAATTAAAAAATATACTAAAATCATTAAACGTAACAAGCCTTCCGTAAAAGGATATGCTATTAAAGGTCTCCTCATGGCAACATCAATTATACTATTTTATTTCAATCCATTTGCAGCAGCAGGAATTCAGTCTGAATTATTCGCAGGTATTGCTGGTTTACTAGGACTGACAACTGCTGGTCAAATAACGAACGACATATCGACAATGGCACTCAGAAGGATGTATGAATCGTCAAATCATTATGAAGAATTTTATTGTGACATGTTTGCTGGAATGTATAAATTACCTATAACATTCTTTATTGGTACAAAGCGAGAGTTTACTCCTAACGATGTTGACAAAGACCATTTAAATAGACTAGCTAACGTTGAAAAAGAGTTTTATTCAACACTAATGGCATCTTATCCAACTATGATGGAAAGAAACTATACTGGTGTTCGTATTGCAAAAAATCTTCTTGAAAATGGCGATGATCTTGATCCATCAATAAAGAAATATTGTCAGTGGATAGTTGATAATTTTTCTTCAACACTTGATACTGATATTGGAGAGATATATAATCAGAACACATTCGATCCAAAGACAGCTGATGATCTTGATACACATTTGCAGCAGCTTATTGATAAAAATAGTATTGTACTTTCAGAGTCTTTTGTTACGTGGATTGGTGATACCTCATCTGTTATTATGGAATCAGACGAGCGTGTCAATGACAAAGGCACTCCTGTTCCTGAGAAATGTCCAATATGTGGTAGTAAAGTAGGAGTATATCTCAGGGGTGAACCTGTTTGGTTATGTACCAATAAGAAATGCAATAAATATTTCGGTACATTACCTTTTCAAGAAGGATATGAAGAAACATCACAGCCAATAATTACACATAAAAGGAGATATTAAAATGGATAGTACTCTTTCTTATACCAGAATTCATGATGACGTCCTCTCATCGATAGATGATATAGATGATGTTGTTCTCGAATCCGAGTTTAGTGTTCTAAATGCAATGCTTGATTCTTATAACAAAGCAACCATAATCATGGAAAACTATAATGGTGATGCAATTGATTCATTCTCTATTTTTCAAGAAGAAGGGATTCTTGATGAAGCGACTGGTAAAAAATCAGAAGCATTAATCACCCGAATATTAGCATTTATACCTCGACTTATTATGGCTATTGGTAAACGACTTATTGGATGTAGTAAAAATGAGGATATAAAAGAAGCAGCTGTTATTATTAAAGATGAGGAAACGAATGAAGCGCCAATGACACCTGAAGAAAAAACACGTGTTCAGAAATGGCGCGAAGAACATTCTGACAGTACTGTCGACATTGATGGTGCTAAAAATAAATTTTTAAAATTCACTGGAAATATTAAAGAAAAATGTCATCTATTATCTGTAACAAAAGATCTGTTCGCAAGAATTCATGAAGTACTTGACAAAGATGAGCCTTCGGCTTATCGAGATCTTAGCAAAGAATTTAAAGACATCGCATCTAAAAATAAAGGTTTTTCAGCACAAACAGTGTCAATTGCGTTTAGTGCTGCTTCTCAACTTTTTAATGATGCAGGACTTCTTGCTGATGAAGCTGGTAGTGCTGCTCTTGAAGCAGGGAAAAAACTCACGGATGTTATCAATGCTAAAATTAATGATCCTAATGCAAATGAAAAAACATTAGAAAAACAGATTGCTATAAAAGAATTAGCCGACTCAATAAATGTAGTTGGATCTGTTGCATCTGACACAGTTAAATCTATTAATGACGGTGCTGGTTTTGTTAAATGGGTATGGGGACATTCAAAGAGTAAATATGAAGGAGGCAAGAAAAAGAAACTTAAAAAAGAAATCGATTCTGTTAAGAAGCAGATCAAAGCATATGAAAAGAGTAAAGTTGACGCTAAAGAAATTGAGAAGCTTCGTAAAAAACTTGCTGATTATGAAGCTAAACTTGCTAATATGAAGGATGAAAATGACAATGACACAGACTGAAATATTAGAATCAATTGATCAAATCGAAAATGTAATTACTGAATCAGAAGTTAATGTTACATTGGCAATTATAGATTCTTATCAGAAAGCATTAACCATCATGGAAAACTATAATGGTGATGATTATTCATCATTCTCTATTTTTCAGGAAGGAGCTATTCTTGATGAAGCTAGGGGCGCTAAAGACGAAAATATGATTAAACGTATTCTTCTTTTTATACCAAGACTTATACAAGCTCTTGGTAAAGCATTAATGAATGTTATCAAAAAGAGTAATACCGATACGTCAAAACAAGAAGCTGTTAAGGATTTTTTTGATAATATGGATCAGTATTCTGATGATACTATTCAAAAAGCTGAAAATGATATTAATGAAAAAATTGCCGAAACTGGTAAGAAAGTTTCATTTGATAAAAAGAAAAAGACAATGTCTTTCAAAGATATCAATTGGAAATTCCATATTAAGTCAGTATTGTCAGTCGTAAAAGCAATTAAGCGTCTTAAAGATGAATTTAATCTAAAAGATCCTGAAAATCCGATTAGACAGTTCGTAGATGAATGTAAATCTATTAAGAGTGGCTATAAAAAACCCGGACTTGATACAACTGCTTATGGCGCGATCGCATTTGCATCACTTGTACAAGATTTTATAAGTGCTTCAGAAGCATTATCATATACCTCAATTGAAGTAAGTACCGCCATGGAAAACATCATTGAACATGATGAAAATAAAGGTGAACTTGCATCTGAAAAGAAACAAAAAGTCTGTGCAAGTGTTAAGCAGGTATCAAATCAAATAGCAATGGTGCAGGGTGAAATCCTAAATAATATAGAAGTACTTAATACGGTGACATCTGTGATAGAAAAAGTACATTCGACCGCAAAAACAGTTCTCAACATTGCTTATCCATTTAACAGTATTAATTTATTATTTTCACAGGTATCGAATGAGAATAAGAGTATCGTCGAATTTTTAAAAAATAACAGTATTCGACCAAACAAACCACTTACCGATTTGGATAAGAAATACCTTGATGACGCAACAAACTGGATAATTGAAAACAAAAAATATCCAAATGAAACAAAGAATGACTATATGAGACGTTACTTCAGAGATGGCATTGAGCGCGGTTCTTTATTACAATTCGCAAAAGATATAAAAGGTGGTATATCTGCTAAGGTCGACTACTTTATGAAAAAAGCACAAGAAAAACGTGAATCGAGGTGATTAATATGAAATATGCATCAATTAATGAAGCACCAAATGATGAAATTGGCGCTGAAACAGAAGCAGAACTTTCAAATGGCAAAGGCTAATTAAATTTGCAAATCACATCAGCAATCTTTCAAAAAAATATCAATTGGAGGTATTTAAATGAGTAATTCTAGTTTAGCAACATACGTTGCGATATCACCATTCAGGAATGATGATCGTATTGATGACAATGGTATTAAGCATTCTATTAAAAAACTAACATGGCATCATATGGCAGGCGTGTTGAGCGTCGAGACATTTGGTAATATCGTAACTAGAGCAGGTGCTGAGATGTCAGCAACATATGCCATTGGCTCTGATGCTAGAGTTGGAAGATATCTCGATGAAAAAGATAGACCATGGACGTCGTGTTCACCGAGTAATGACTATCAGGCTGTGACAATTGAAATATCTAATTCGTCTATGGGAGAACCATGGCCGATATCAGATGCCGTGCTTGAGAAAGCAATTGACTTGAGTGTTGATATATGTCAGCGTAATGGTATCAAGAATCTCGTATATACTGGAGATAGTACAGGTAATTTCACATTTCATTATATGTTTGCTGACACAGCATGTCCGGGAACATATATCAAGAGCAAAGCTAATGAAATTGTCAAGCGTATAAATGATAAGCTTAATTCATCCGCAAAAGTATCATCACCTACAATTGTAAAAGTAACTTCTTCTTCAAATCCTAAAGCATACAAAAAAGACGACCTCGTAAGTATTTCAGCAGATGCAACATACTATACAGGTGATTCTATACCAGGCTGGGTAAAATCACAAAAATGGCATATCTCTGAAATATCAGGAGACAGGGTTGTTCTTGGTAAAAATGAAAGCGGCGATCGAGATATTCAGTCTCCTATAAGCACTAAATTTCTGATTGGTCAGACAGCACCGGCAGCATCACCGTCATTCAAGCCGTATGTTGTTGGTCTTGCTGCATCAACACCAATTTATACTGATGCATCAGGAGCTAAAGTTTCAGGTAGAATTAATCCTGATGGTGTTTATACAATAATAGCAGAACAAGTAACTCGTGGTATAAAGTATGGTAAACTTAAGTCTGGTGCAGGCTGGGTTAACCTCAGTACTAAGTTTGATCCAACAATACATGTTGGTGATAACGTAAGAGTTACATCAGCAATTCAGTATAATGGTAATCCATTCAAAGTATATGTATCGTCATATAAAGTTCTTCAGCTAGATGGTAATCGAGCTGTAATTTCATCTGATGGTAAAAATGTTACAGCAGCAGTTAATACAGCTAACCTTCAGAAACTTTAATTATTAAAATGATTATAATGTACCGGGGTTTCCCCCGGTACAATTATAATTAAAGAAAGGATTTCTAATTATGAATATCACATATGATAATCATGTATTATCTATATTTAATGAAAACGATAAAAAAGTATTTAGTACCAATTTAAATTATGATAATGAACAAATAGATTGTTCAAATATAGTAATTCATGAGGAATCATCAAAATATCTTATAAAAGATTATGTTGAACAACTGATATTAGAATCAAATGTAGATATTGAGGATGAGAAGATAATCAATGTTGTTAATGAAATATATAATGATAAAATGATTTCATCAAAATATTTTAATATTAATAATATTAAATCGAAAGTATCTGAGTTTACAGATTTCTTTAATGAAGCAGCTATTGCGAATAAAGAATATACTTCTAAAGAGAGGAATATAGCAACTGATATTGTTACTGCGTATATTTCTAATAGATGGGCTAAAGGAGATACGATAGATTTAGGTTTACCAAGAATACAAAGATTAGCTTCTAAATACGGATATAAACATAAAGCTTATAATATAAAATTAGCAATACAAAAACTCAATTCATCAGATACTGATAAAATTAAGTATTATGTAACGATGAATACTGATAATAACAATATCAAAACAGTCGTTATATATTTTAATTTCTATATTGAAAATGATATATATCAATTATCATTTCATTTAAAAAGACATGTTGTTACAAAAGATATGGATAATGTTGAAGCGATAGCTATTAAGAAAGAACAAACTGATTTTGATGAAATAATGAAGTATTATCAGAAAACGGAGATATTAACTCATATTAGTGATCTTAGAAAGTCTGCTTGTTCAGCAGCTACTAAATTAATAGAATATTACAATATTTCTTAATTTTCAAATATATATTATTAATATGAATAAAATTATATTATAAAGCCATCACAGAGCTGTATAATCTGTGAAGAAAGAGGTATATTATGAAATATACAAATGAAGTGTTCAAAGGTAATATAATAGAAAAAACATATGAAGATACTGTTTTCGATAATTGTTGTTTTGAAGGTGTTCTCTTTATAGGTGTTGAATTTAAAAACTGTCGATTTTTAAATTCAACATTTGAACAATGTACATTTGAAAATTGTACTATAACAGCTACACGATGGACAAGTTGTACATTAAGTGAAGTCGATTTTGAGTTTACATTAGTTTATCATTCTAATTTTGATGAAGATTGTAAAATTAATGAAAACGTATTATTTATGTCAGGATGGGATGATAACATAAATAATGATATTGAAGAAATATTTGGAAATCTTCAATCACAAGTTAACATATGTAAATGAGATATATTCGTATGGGGATTAATCCCCATACGCTTCTTTTTTTTGTAAATGTAATATCACTCACACTCACAAAACACTATTATTTTATTACTAATTATTCATTCAAAAATAAAAGATTAAAAAAAGTAAACTACGTGATAATTTTTTTAATATTTTTTGTGAAATGTTATGAACAAAAAGTAGTGTGTGTTTAAAATAAAAGAAATAAAAAATATTAAACCCGGAGAGGGACGGTTTCCCTCAAACAATTATTTTTAATATTGGTGGCTTAATAGCCACCACATGTAACATCTTTTTTATACTCCATACATATATTATTATTGTGGACCGGATAAACACATTATCAAAGAATTATAATATTAAGGAGTGAATATAATTGGAATCTGAATTACAATGCGGACATGCACCGCGAGATTTGAATTATCCAGAGGGCTCTATGTTATTCGATGTTCGATACTCTCGTAAGCCAGAAACATTTGAAGTTATATATTGGAACCCATTAACAAAGCAACTCGAATTGAAGTATGAAGAACCAATAATTGACATTTGGTTTCTCAAGGAGGAATATCGCACAAACAAGTATCAGATATCACAAGCAGAAATGGAAAAATGCTATCCTGTATATTGTAAGCCATCACAAGTATCAAAGATGATAGCACTTCATGCAGGCCGTACTCCTGTGTATAATAATGATAGTATGACATATAAAGAATACTATGACCAATATGTCGATCAAATAAAAACTAATGATATGGCATCTGTTATGTGTACTAATCCATATGTATTTAAGGCAGATTTTACTCCCGACGTTTATTTTAGATTACGATGGCTGAAGAAATTTGGTGCTGAAATTGATGCATCTAATGTAACATTTGGTCTTGTTGATATTGAGACTGATGTTTTAGATAGACCGCTAGATATTGCTGACATTCATTCAGCTCCGCAACCAATTAATGCTGTATCAATAATATTGCCGCATGTAAAGATTATGGCGTTGCTAGTACTTGGCCCGCGACCAAAATCACAGATACATGAAAGATTCCATTCATTACTTGAAAACCAGATGAATGAATATAATTGGCTTATAAATAATATAGATGCATTTAAACAACAAATTGTTGAAGATGATCCTGACAATAATAAGTATCTTAAAGGATACGACGTGCGTATTCATACATTTGATTTTAATGATGAAATTAATCTAATAAAGACAGTATTTGATTACATTAACAAATATCGTCCGATGTTCACAATGTCATGGAATGCTAAGTTTGATGATAATTATCTAATTGAAAGAGCTAAATATCTTGGATATGACCCCAAGGAATTTGTCATACCAAAAGAATTTAAAACAAATACATTATTTTACAAAGAAGATCAGTCCCAAAACTTCTCACTCAAGACATCTCGTGATTGGATGTATGTATCAACATATACAGTCTTTATATGTCAAATGCGTTTGTTTGCAGCAATACGCAAATCTCAACAAGAACGAAGATCTTATTCATTGTCATCTGTCGGAAAAGATATAGCTAAAATCGACAAGTTAACAAATACGAAGTCGGGATCATTTCGTACATTTGCGTATACGGATTTTTTAAAGTTTCTATTATATAATCCACGTGATGTTGTTGTCCAACTCGCGATTGAATTAAATTGTAATGATTGTCAATCTATTGTCACTCGGTCATATATGTTTGCAACACAGTATTCAAAGTGTTTCCAAGAAACTCATATTGTTCGTAATCATAGAGAAGATTTTTATGAGTCGGATGGTTATGTACAAGCTTGCAGATTGCTAATAGAACCTGGTACAGAGTCTGCTTTTAGAGGAGCTTTCGTTGCACCTACTGAAAAGAATGCACCGACAGGGTATGTACTAAATGGAAAATATATGAATAACATCATCTATGGGGCTCTTGATGCTGATGCTTCATCATATTATCCATCAACAAAAATGGCAATGAACATGGATCCTATGTCATTGATATATAAATGCATAATTAATAATGAAATATTTGCATCTGGTCAATGCATTAACCATTCATTTAATCAGAGCTATCTATGGTATGATAGTAAGAATAAGCCTCATCCAGAAGATTTATCCGGTCCGATTATAAATTCTTATAAGAATGGAAATGAACTATCCGTTATGTACAATTGGTTTAACTTGCCTAGTATATCTGAATATTTTCAGTATATAGATTCATTAATATAAATAAAAGGAAAGAAGTTGGAACGATGTTTGATGAAAACAATATCCCCGAAAAAGAAATGGCTGAACTATCCAAAAAATACATGTGTTTGTATGGCGTAAATGTTAATCTGCAGAGAGCCATACCATTTATATCTGATGGCTTGAAACCTGTATGGCGAAAGATTCTATTTGTAATTTACAAAAATTATGGAAAAGGTAAGATTAAAGTTGCATCAGCAATAGGTGACGTTCTGAAAATACAGCCTCACTCCGATATAGGAATGAAAGATGTGTTTGGTCGTCTTGCACAGACATTCTCAAATAATGTGCCACTATTAACAGCACATGGTAATGCAGGAACTGCTGTTGTTGGTAGTGACGCAGCCGCTCCTAGATACTGGAGCGTTTCACTTGCTAAATTTACATTAGATGTGTTATTTGATGAATTTGATGGTAAAGTAAACATGAAGCCAAATTATGATAATACAAGTGAAGAACCAATATCATTACCTGCTAAATTTCCATTAATATTATTGAATGGAACGTCTGGTATTGGATATACACTGTCATCTGATATATATCCATATAATCTTTCAGAAATAGCTGATGCAACAATCAAACTGTTGAAGAATCCGCAAGCTAAAGTAAAACTGATACCAGATTCTCCTACAGGATGTGACATCATAGTCAGAGATGAACGTACATTTGTAATGCAGTCATCATTTGATATTGATAATATCAATTATGTAATTACAATCAAGAATACTCCATATATGAGATATCTTGATGATATCGACAATAAACTTCGTGAGATACAAGACTCGCCAAATCCAATCAAAGAGATATTAGATGCCAATGATGAATCCGATCTTATCAATAACAAGATTAGATATATCATACATTGCAAACCATGTAATTTATATAATGTCATCAATACTCTTTTCAAACGTGTCCCCGGATTTCGTATTGTGATTAGCACAAGTAATATGCTTGTCGTTGATAATTTTCGCACAAAAGAATATGATGTTAGACAAATACTTTGCTCATGGATTAGAAACAGACTAATCGAGAAGCGAGCATGGTTCTTGCGTAGGCTTGTATCTACAACGACAGAATATAATATGCTTGAGGGCAAATCATTCATGCTTTCACCAGAGAATCTTAATAAAACTATTAATATATTCCGTTCATGCGAAGCACGTGATGAGATAGTTCCGTCAATTGTCAAAGCATACAATGGTAAAGTGACTTCATCACAGGCAAATTATGTTTCTGAGCTCCGAGTATATAATTTAACAAATGGCGAATATAAAAAGACAATTAAGGCAATGGAATCTGTCCAGAAAGATATTGATTATATTCGTAATATTATTGAAACTCCAAACAAAGTCTGTGAAGTCATCATAGATGAGATAAAAACAATCAAGCATTTATATGGCACTCCACGAAAATCAAAGATATTAAACCTTGACAGCAATGAAAATGTGAATATTGGTGTTGTTCAGATACTACCAGATGGGAATATCTTATTTTCAGAAACAGAAAATCCAGAACACTTGTCATCTGACATAACGCCAATATCAAGTGATGAGGTTTGTCTTATTGATGATCAAGGATTCTTTCTATGGGTTGATACAGCACATGTTGATCATGATAAACCTATGACAATGACTTCTATTGGAAAATCACAGATGGGAAAATGCGTATTTGCAGCATCAAATCCGGATAATGATTTAGTAATATTGACGAATAAAGGACGCATTAAATATATGCCGATATCTAAAATACCATCGAATACATCACGGAAGCCACTTGTTGCATTGAATGAAGATGAATATATTGTTTCTGTATTAGAGCTTCGTGATAACACATCTGATATCCTTGTGTATACTTCGGACGGTATGGGTAAACGTATACAAATATCTGATTTGAATAAGGTATTATCTGTTGAAGCAGCTGGACAGTTTATTTTAAAGGATTATGAAGTATCAGGAATGTTCTGTATTAATTCTAAAAAGCCACTACTTGTGTATGTAACAAAATTAGGCAGATTAAGAGTTAACCAGTCTAAATTCTTAACAAGCACAAATAAATTTGCTGAACCAAAGCCAATTATCAAGTTATCTACACAGGATGATTTAATTGCAGTCTTTTGCTGTAATAAAAATCAGTGCGTAACGCTTAATCATGCAGATGGAAGAGTTACGACTGTTAACGTTGAATCGCTTGATATATCAACAATGGCTGTTGAACCGACACGACCACGTCACGTTCCTGGTGTGAAGGTTATACGAGCAAGCTTGTCATAGGAGTAAATATTATGGAAAAACTATTAACAGATTTAAAAAATCTGATGTGTGTTTGGAATGACACATATCCAAGTACTAAAGCAATTGTGATTATAGCTTTGATATTAACGGTAAAACTGATAATGTGCCTGACGGGTTTCATCAGTCATATGATATGACAATATAATTTATTAGAAAGGAGGTGATGCTAATAAAGTCCGCTGCTTTTACGGTAACAATAAGAGCTACATCAATAACGATAAGTCCTGGTAATGCATCTGTTGAATTATTACATCCATTGCTTTCATTGTTTGAATATGACGATGAATTTACAGAGGAATCTCATATACTTGGCTATATGCTAGATACTGATACTGATATTTTATATATTCATAAAGGTGTAGAGTTGAGTTATCTACAACGTCTACTTGGCAATGTCATATTCGTCAAAGATGAATATGACAAATGTGATCCTATGAGATTTGAATATGAAGAGATAATATCACCACGTAATGAAGATCAGCAAGATGTAATTGATTTTATAGCGGGAACCAAAGGACATATACAAAATATTGATGCACGCCAATTATTCTTAGTAAAACAACCTGGCTTTGGTTAGGTAAAACATATTGTTCAGGCGTTGGATTATGTAAATATGGAGTTAAGACATTGATAATTGTGCATCGAGAACAACTTCGAACACAATGGCTAAATTCGTTGTATAATATGGCAGGACTTACTTCGCATGATGTACATGAGATAGCATCATCGGAAGAGCTATATGACATAGCATATAACCGTCATAATTATGACTATGATGTGTATTTAATGACACATGCAACTTTCAGGTCTGGTATAAAACGTATCGGGAATCTGAATGATGTCCGTAATATATCTCGCAATTTAAAAATAGGACTAAAAATTATCGATGAAGCACATCTTGAATTCAGAGATACATTAATAATGGATTTCTTATTTAATGTCAAACGTAATTTATATCTTACAGCAACAGATGGAAGATCTGCAAAAGAAGAGAATGCAATTTTTAAGCATGTATTTTGTAATGCGGTATATTATAAGAAATCTATATTATATACAGACAATTTGCCTAAAAAATGGGTAAACTATGTTATGGTCGATGTGAACACTCATTGCAAGCCGAATATATATCGGTATAAAGTTGCTGGAAGCCGAGGTATGACCCCTGCAACATATGGAAAATGGGTTATCCAGTATGATAAAAACAAAACACATTTCAAAGTATGTCGTGACCTTCTACGAATAATTTATGAGCGTGATGAACGTGCAAAAGTGCTAATATTTATGCCATTGATAGAACTGTGTGAAGAGTGTGCTCATTTTTGCAACATGGAGTTGAATTATGATGATTCGTTTGCATATGAATTAACTATAAAAACAATAAACTCGCATAATTCTAAATCGGAAAACGACAGAAACAAGAGAGCAGATGTTATAATAACAACAATTGCTTCATGTGGAACAGGAACTGATATCCCGGGGATAACAGATATCATATCATGCTCACCATTCAAAAGTTCGATTACTGCAGAACAAGTTATGGGTAGAATTAGATACTGCGGAAAAATATGTCATTATTATGATATATACGACGTTTCTGTTCTAATAGACAAATTCATGTTTAAAGCAAGATCTAAGAAAATGATACAACTATCATTGAATTCAAAATACATGTCGTGGATAGATGACGATGATGCAAATAATAAGAAAGATGAGAGGTGATATTATGATTGTCAAAGTTAATTTAACAAATGGAAAATCCAAAGTAGTAGAATGCGATACGACATTTCAAGATAATGACGTCATTCGAATGATGCGAAATGGTGAATGCATTTGTGCTTTTATTAAGGAAAAAGTCGTTTCGGTTGAAAAAGTTAAATAATTAAATATTATTAATGGGGCAAAGGCCCCATTAATAATTACATAATTTTATAGAAGGGAATACCAAAAAAAATGAATAATGAGAAATTTTATAATAAAACAATATTTGGTACAACAATATGCTTTTTATTATCAACTATATTTATTCTGATAAATCATGTATTCGATATCACATCTGCTTACATGTTTATCATAGCAGGATATGCTATTGGAACATTAATCGCTGATGTACTCAGAAGTGTTCTATGCAAGAGGTGTGATAATAAAGATTTTAAACGTTATATCAATGATATGATTAATATTACGAATAATGATACTCTTTTGAGCATAAAAGACACTGATATGATCAGTGCTAAAGAGTCAAACAACTTAGATCTTCCGATAGATATAAGTAATACGGATGATAATGTTGAAAACCCTAATAAAAATGCGAAATATGATGCTGACGCTTCAGTATGTCAAAACATTAATGATAAATCAATTAGTGAACAACTAGATTTAGCATATATAAATTCCGATGAGCATTCGATTGATTATATCGAGGAATTCGTGAATGATATTTATCAATCGATGAAAAATAAGACAGAAGAAATCGTTAATAAAATCGAAAATACTGATTATGGGAACGACGCTTGTTGCTTCTTGAAATTAAAAAAGAATAAATAATAATAATATGGGGCATTAGCCCCATATTATTTATTTATATTTATTTAGACGGATTATGATTATTACTTATATTGAATACCTTTGGAGGAGGAGCACACTTTGGAAATTCAATTGATGGATCCAGTTCTATCAGTTTTGTTTCAAGCCACTGCCGATAATGTTGATTGTCATCAACTATCCAGCTCATAACAACTTGCAATCTATCATTTAAATTGTTAATTCGTTCATTTAGTTCATCATTTCTGTTTCTAAGTTCAGTTGCTTCTTTGTTAGATTGTTCTGTTATTTCTTGCAATTTTCTATTAATATAGTCGATACCTTTTATATCTGTTTGTTTAACAACCGCATCTGCTTCTGATTTAATTTTAGCAGCTTCAGATTCGGTTTTAGCAGCTTCAGATTCATATTTGTGTCGACTAAGTATAGCTGTTATAATTGCTGATATGCCGCCACTTCCAAGTGCAGCAACTATGATAGATGATATTAATGTAGTATTCATTTAAGATTATCGTCCTTCCTATGTAATTTTATCCGGTTGCAAATCTCCTTTACTACGGGGTTGAATAGAAGTATCATTCAAGTAACTAATAAATATGAAGGCTAATAGATAAACCTTCAGTTGTGTATGTAACCCAGTTTAAGAGAAAATCCACGTGGCAGAAAGGCAAATCAAGAGTCAAAATAGTTAATCAAATTTGAATTTATGAAACTTATAACGATTAACTATGAAAACAAATGACCCAAACAAAAACACAAAAGGAGTATTTCAAAAATGAAGTTATCAAAAGCAAATATGTCTAAAAATAATAATCATAAAGAAAGGAGGAGCTTAATTAGAAAACACAAACGGATGCCGTATATATACGATATCGGTTGTTTAACCATGTTGAGTACAATTATAATATTCTCAATATTAGCATTGATGAATACGCCATCTGCACATATTCAAAAAAATGCACTTCCAGTTGCTGTTGATAATAAAGTGCAATATGTTGTTGGAACCGAAGAGCCAACAACTTCAAATATTAGTACATCAACTGTTACGACAGCAATAACACATATAAGCAAAAACCTATCTACAACAACTGCTATCACATCAGCAAGTTGTCAAACAACTAATACCACCGTAGTTGAAGTTACAACAACGAGTACAACATCGGCATCAGTTACTGAAGCCATAGAATCATCAACTACTGGTGATGTGGAAAGAATCGAAAATACAGATGGTATTGAAGCAAGAAAATGTCCAGACTGTAATCCTGATGTAGATATAGTAAATGAATACAAAGAACCTTCTGACGAACAAGTCACGGTCAATAATTATTCATTGACATATCTAAAGTCATTTTCTAGGGGAACATTTTATCCAGGAATAGCATATTCATCTGATCCAACAAATATCATAGGCGGCTCTGGCAGAACACTGCTTGATGAAACAGGGAATACTATGTCGGAGATAAAAGGATCATTAGCTTCTAATTATATTTATAGAAATTATGGATATAATAGAAACAATGGTCGAACACTCGTTTATATTAAATGCGATGCATATGAAGAAATGAATGGCTTATATTATCTTGATGACAGCCAAGATTATAATAACGAAGTTATTGATTTCTTTTATTATTATCCTGAGAATTGTCCATTTCAGCAAGCCGGCGTTATTACTGTTGATGCATGGCTTGTTGATTAATAAAAAGGAGTAAAAATATGGAACGCAAAAGAATTGTAGTAATGCATGCAATGCCAATGTCATCCCGCACAAATGACGAAATCTTAGAAACCCGTGAGTCAGAGAATCCGCGTATAATAGAAATAATCCATGAATACTTCGATGCAAGTGTATCACCTGAAAATATCATGGTTATTGACAATTATACACCAAAAGACAAATTAAAAAATATGACAAAAATAAAGACACCTGATTTGTATTTCTTTGGTCGTGGTATAAAGAAAATAATGGCAATTTCTGATGTTGTTGTTATGGGTGATGGATGGAGACTGTCAAGAGGCTGCATTAGTGAAGCTGCAATAGCTTCATTGTATGGTATTCCTGTGATGGAGTTAAATGGTAAATATGTAAGAATAGAAGAAATTAATTTTAATTGAAAGGATAATAAAAATGCGTAAAGGTGTAAAAATTTATATGGTTAATATTGGTGCAGACGGTACGGTATCTGCAATAGACTCTTCACTTGAGAATATAAAATTAAATCGTACAAGACGTAATCTGTTAGTCTGTTATAAAGATGCAAATTACATAGAATCTATCAAAAAAGAGTTCAATAATCCAGATATTTTGCACAATGAGTTTACTGTTATAAAAAATGATGAAGTTGTCTTTTCAATGAATGATTAAACGTATTTTGGGTGGGCTAAGCCCACCCAAATACATTCATTAGTTTTCAGTATCATTGCTTTTGTCAGTTGCAATAGTTGCGTCAGTGCTGCTGTTATTTTTTTCAGTGATATCTATCCTATTGATGACGTCATTGATTGATGATTGTAACTCTATTAACTTTGCTATAGTCGCAGATTCTTCCGGCGTTGCTTTTGTATGCTGTTTGATTATCTGGTGAATTCCAGTTGAACCAGATCCGGCTGCAATACCAATAAAGATTGCTTCAACTAACGAACTGCCCATGTTTGCCTCGGGCACATAGAATCCTATAATGCCAAGGATGATTCCATAGATAACAGAAAATACAGGAATCCATTTCGATATGTCTCTTTTAATGAAATTAGTTGCTATGTACTTTGTACCCTGATTAAGAGTTGCTACAAATGCACTAATAGTTACGATTGATAGTGTCATGATCAAATCACTCCATATTCATAATATTAGGCATATTCAAATGCCTTACAAATTTGTTTATTTCAACTTTGTAGACATATATTATTAGAATGAAAGGAAGTGATATTATTGCAATCAAAAAAAGATAATAAAAAAGTGATTATTAAAGGATGTGATAAAACTGTTGACAAAGCTTTTGGTAAACGTTTGTCAAAACCAGAAGTACCTTCATCGCCAGGGCCAATTCATCCAGACTATATTAGCAAAGCAAAGAAGAACAAATAAGTACACCAACCAAAAAAACATAAAATATTTAGGAGGAAATTAAAATGGATAATGAAAAGGAAATAGCACAGTCAGATGTTACTGGTAAATATCAAAGGACATTTCAGCCCCTTGAATATGATTTTCAAATGGATACGGATACATGTGATTGCAATGATGGTGAATATTCCAGTTGCTGTGATGAATGTGACTGTGAAGATGGTGATTATTGCAGCTGCTGTGATGAAAATAAAGTCAACGATAATGTCTCTGCAGATGATATAGCAAGTGATATGAATGAACTTCTAATTTACATGTCTGACGGAAGTAGCTATGCTATTGACGTTGACGATTTGGAGTGGGATTCTCTAATCAATTCCATTCCACAGGCCGAGGATAACGTTAAAACACTTCGAAATATGTTGTTAGATGTGATTGCAATGCCGACAACCTGTAGAGATACTGAAATACCAGTGATACAAGAAAAGCTTAATAATTTTGCAGACTGCCTCGGAATCAAATTCGAATATGAAAAAATCAATTCTGCTATTACAAATTATGAAAAATGCATATTTAGTTGTAATGACATGATCAACGCCATGGAAACTGTTATCCATTATGCTAAAATGAAAGATATGTCACAGACAGTCGAATCAATATTTAAATTATTTAGCGTTGGAAATGATTCTTGTGATTCTGTTAAACGTGCTAATGTGAATGATGAAGCTGATATGGAAACATCAACCGATAGAAAGATACAGGATTTGATCAATTCTGAATGTTACGAGTGTGGTGTATTCGACGATGATAGCATTAATGATTAAATGATTCTATTATACAAACTAATGCTATCTTAATAAATTATAAATGAACTAGGAGGAATAATACATGGAAATATTAAAACCAAGCATACAGTTCTATGATGAAATAGATGGTAACAAAATTCTCAAGAAGATTGAATTCTTCGGAAGAATATGTTACCAAAGCGAAGCAAAAGGAAATCCAGAAAAGTTTGTTCGTGCCATTATAAACAGAGGCCATACTAGTGTTCTTGAGCATGTTTCATTGTCATTCTGTGTAATTACCAATCGTGGTGTATTAGCTGAGTGGACAAGACATAGGATAGCATCATATTCTGTGGAGTCAACTAGATATTGTAAGTATGCCACAGCTAGTGGTGCATCAGATAATAAAAATGAATCAATGAAATTTATTGAGCCATTTGTTATTGAAAACGATGAAGGTAAATTTGCTATATGGAAAGAGGGATGTGAAAAGTCCGAAGAATCATATAACCAGATGATTGAATCTGGTGCAACACCACAAGAGGCTCGACAGGTTCTAAATAACTCATTAAAAACTATGATTGGATGCACAATGAATCTCCGATCATTACTAAACTTTTTATCATTGAGATGTGATAAAGCAGCACATCCTGATATAAAAATTCTTGCAATATCAATGTTAAAATATCTTCAGGAGAAGATTCCTGTTGTGTTCGATTATGTCAAATACGATGAACAGTTTTACAATGAGATGCTTGATGCATACAGATGGCGTGATTATATAAAAGCGGCGCCATGTACCATTGTTGCGTTGCATTCAACCAAAGCAATCTCTTCCGATATAGCTGATGAGATCGATAAACAAAGATGACAATGTTAAATATGATCACTTATTGTTTAGACAATATGAATGACTTTTCTAAATCAAAGTTTTAATAGCAAATTAATAGGAGGAATAATAAATGCAAGTATATTATCATAGTGATGCTGATGGTAAATGTTCAGCATATATTGTCAAAGCAGAGCTCTGTAATGTTTTTGATAAGCCATTACCTGAAGATTTCTATATGTATTCATATACAGGAGAAATTGGAAATATTATTAAGAATGATGAAACAGTATACATTGTCGATCTATCTCTCAATGACGTTATATATTATTTGATATATCGTTTAATAGCTAATGGATGTAAAGTCATCCATATTGATCATCATAAAACAACACTAGACTATCTCGACAGCTGTACACCAAAACAACTGACAACTATGAATTCAGTTACTAAGTTTTACAAAGTTGGAATTTCTGGCTGCCTATTAACATGGATTTATTCATGCATGAATGATACTGAAAGAGAAAATCCAATGTCAGTATCATTTGATTTTGCAGAAGGTCGTTCACATGTAAAGATAATAGATAGCAATAATGATGCACGAGAATATCGAATACCAATGGCAATTCGATATATTGATGATTATGATGTTTGGCGTCATGATATTGAAGAATCGAATTACTTCATTATGGCATACAATATGCTCGGCGATAATTCCCCATCAAGTTTGATATGGGATGACCTGATATATGGATCGGATTTTAATCTCAAGCAATATGTTGACAATGGACGAATTATATATGATTATCAGATGTCTGTAAATAAAGATATTCTCAAAAATGCTTTTGAGGTTGAATTCACAAAAATCGGTACAGTTCTATGTTTAAATTCAATATATGGCAATTCTAAAATATTTGGTGACAAATTTGATGAATATGTCGCTGTATGTAAATTCGGATATGATGGGACACATGATACATGGGTATATTCGATGTATGCTTCGGAAGTGTTTAACAAGGATAATGATGTTGATCTAACACCGATAGCAAAGTTCTTCGGAGGCGGCGGACATAAACATGCATGTGGTTGGACATTATCATTTAATATTTTTGATAGAAGATCAAATGCACCTTATGATTACAAACCATTTATTACAAATATGCAAAAAAATTGATTGGGGAAGCTATGATGAATATTAAGATAACCAAAAAAATGATAATAATAGCAATATTGTATTCTAATAAATTTAATCATGAATTGAGTAAATCAACTAGATTTGCCAGTCCATTATATCTTTAAGAATCTTCGTATCAGAAAATATTTGTATGAAGTCATAAAACCAGCATGCAACAATGTTGGTTTTTCAAGAGTACTTATGTATGTAAAATAAGGAGGAAAAAATGAAAATAACAGTTATAAAGAAACAATCAAAAATGCATCATATCAATAAAGGGTTTGGCTATGATAACTTTTTCGATATTGGTTGTTCACTTAATTTGAATAAAAGTATGTTTGATAACGTTGACAAAGAACAGGAACAATGTGAAGACATGAAGAATGAAGAATACAGTAATGGTCATTCAACCATGCTGACAATAGCAAGGTATCCGCTGTGCGATTATGACAATGTAATTACTATCGATGAACAGTGCACACTCAATCAATTGATATCTACGATAAAAAGTAATCTACCAACATTATGTAGTGATTATATTCAATCATCAATTATAGTGTCAAATGAAAAACATAAACAGATATTCTATCTTATCGTAAATCCAGCTATTGGTGCTGCATTATATGCATTATATGATGAGCTATACTATATTAATGACGCTAAATGGGAAGAAATCAAGCGTGATAAGTTTAAAATAAAGCCAAACAAGGTTGCTGACAAATCTGAATGTATTGACAAATTAGCTGCAAGAGCATTGAAATCCTATAATGATTTTATGATGAAAAATTGGGTTGATACAATGATGAAAGTCAATGATAAATGTGATACGGATGTTCTTAAATTCATTTATCAGTTCAAACAACGTGGCAAGATCGGATCGACTGATAATATAATACATGATGTTTTCAGACATGGTTATTGTTGGCATTTTGCACATATACTAAAATCAACATTTGGTCGAGGCGAAGTTTGTATCGCATATCCTTTTGGACATTTTGTCTGGAAAGATGTCAATGGCGTTGTGTATGATATTGAAGGTGAATATGGTCATGACTCGGAAGCATGCTGCTATATACCCGAAGATTATCTACCAGATGAAGTTCTTGATACTTTTCGACATATACCGGATTGTGATGAGCACTATACAACCAAAGAAGAAATTGAAGCAATTGAAAAGCGATACGTACATGATAGATGCAAGAAAGTGAAATGAAGAAAATCTAATCAGGGAGTAACTATGCAACGGCGAAAAACTTATAATAGGTATGGTACAGCCCAACGAGTCGACAGATCTGAAATAAAGAAAAAGATGGATAAGCAAATTGTAAAAGCAATGCAATTTGCTGCTATTGTTAACAAGATGACAAATCATGGACATAATAAATGAAATGAATGGGGCTTTAAGCCCCATTCATTTATATTATTTTAGCTTTTTATAATTTTTTCTAGAGGTGTTTCTGTTGGCTTGACACCATTCAGCGTTTGTGATAACCCCTTTACGATTGACTTTGATGTGTCCTGAAATAATATACCTTGTAAAACACCAGCATCTTGTACTGCTTCACGGAATGATTGCTTTTGATATGACATTTGATCAATATTAGAATTTTTTCCATATGCCTTTGCAAATGTATCTATTCCATTGCGGCACATACGTCTTGCAAGTAATTCATATATTAGAGAAACACCAGTTAAATCAATGGAATTTAATTCCAAACATTTAAACATATAATTTGTCAGACTATTATATGGCAACTGTGCTGTTCTGCTGTAAAAATATATTTGATTTATAAAGAATTCAACATTGATAATGCTTTTTTGTATAACTAATCGACATACATCAGAATCTGGCTCATATGTTATGATATAATTATCAGCATCTTCTTGTATGTCAGAATATACATTGAATGTTAAAAGAGCAGGTACAGTCATCATTGTCGACAATAATTCTGTATTATTTTTATCATAGAATTTCACAGGGAAAATACCCATGCAATCAACAGATGTCGCTTCACGTGAGAAACCAGAAATCTCTTCTAATACACGCGGTATGAAAAGTTTCATTGTTGTTTTGACATGAAACGTGCCGTCATCAATACTAAAATAATTATTTTGATCAGCGAATATTTGATCTTTTGAAATAATTCCAGCTGACTGTGACAAATTATGTTTTGATTTAAGTTTTAAATCTAGTATTCTTTTAGTAATCTGCGATGTAAGCAATCCAATTTGTGTTACTTCAAGTTTATAAAATGATTGTCCGGCACATTTTGCACATATAGCGTCATTTTTACAACACTGAGGTGAATACATTTGTACCGTTTGCCCAATATAATTGTTAATGACATCTGGCGTTGTTTGTACCATTTTTCCATTTATATTTATATTTCTATATAGTAAATATTGTTTATTCTTTTTTGTAATTGTAATCGGTATTGTTGACAAAGTTCCACAATCAGACTTTGGATTTGCATCAATATGTTCGGACTGTAGCAGAGCTAATAATATTTTCGACATATATCCGGCTTCAGCAGTACCTACAGCTGATGGGTATGCTCCAGCAACAACTGAATTAGCAAACGCAGATATATCTTTTTTAGTAACGCCATTCATCAACGAGTTTTCAACGATATCATATTTTTTAGTCGCATTATTGAAAACAGCACCTCTCATAACATTGATAGTTTTGTAATTGTTATCGAGGTTATTTACACCTGATGCATACATGTCATATCCTGAATCACTTTTGAGATTCTCACGTACCATATCTACTAATTCTTTTTCAATCTTATTGACTGTCATTATTTGATCAACTGGATTATCTGAATTAATTGAAGATTCATATTCCTTAAATAATTCAGCCTTACGCTTATTGACATTATCCATTGGCCGTATTAGACCATCTGTTATGGAGGCTGCTAAAAATGCCGAGCACCAAAAGCCTATTTTATCACGTGAATCTGTAAATGCGCCTAAATCTTTTGTTGTCATTTTACCATCGATTACAATCTCATTAATGGTTAAAATTAATTCGGAAAGACCCTTATTGTCTATAACTGTATTCCAGTATCCAGTATGCTTGATAAAACCAGTTCGTTCCAAAACATAACGATTGAAAATTAGCATTCCAATTGATGTTAAAACCTTATCCTTCACGTAAATATAGTCTTTGTGAGTCAATTCAATTTTATCGGTTGGATTAAAATTTGCTTGCTTAAAAGTATTTGTTTCTTTGTCATGATAAGATGCAAACATATCTTCTATAAAAGATTTTGTTATTTGGTCAGCTGGCACTGACATTATTTTAGCAAGTGCCATTTTTGATGAATTATTAATATCTGGCATAATTTAATCTATCCTTTCATAAATGCTGTTATTAAAGATTCGTTTGGAATCTATTTACTATTCATAATAAGAGACTTTTACAATAACCTAATATTGATATCAAAATATTATTTAGGAGGACTGTGTGCTTATGTCAAATGAATATGAAATCAAAGTTGAAGGGGCTGTACATACTTTCGAAGGAGGAGCTACGCGTTATTCGAAAGATAAAGGACGATTTGATCTTATGCCAAGTGATATTATCATAAAATTACTCGAGCAATATTCATCCAATGATAATAATGCATCATTCAGCATCAATGATGCTATTATTGCTGCATATAAAGGAAATTATATTGACGCTGTAATCATAATTGCAAATCAGCATTATAAAGATGAAAAATGTCCAGTTCTAGCAATGCTTGCTGAGTTAGCAATACATTTTCAAAAAGGTGCTGCTAAATATGGTGAAAGAAACTGTGAGCATGGAATACCTTTATGGAGTTTTCGTGATTCAGGAATTCGACATTTAACGCAATATATTCTTGGACGTACAGATGAGCCTCATCATATTTCAGCAATATGGAATTTTGTGATGGCTGAATGGACAATGGCGAACCATCCAGAACGTTGCATGGACGAAGCAACATATTGTAATTCTCGTGCTATTAATATTTCTAAAGATTGCACAACGACGTTATATCATAATACTGATACATATACTGGGCAACTTATTGGAGATGATAATAATGCAGAAAGCAATACTTAAAATAAGATTATTAGATGATGATAATGCAGTATACATTGATATTGATCAGCTCGAATATAAAAGTCATATAAATATTATTTAATGGAGCCCATATGGGCTCCATAATAATGTTTTTTATTATTTTGAATCTTTAAATATATATTATTAATATGAATAATAATCGAGCAAGAATACATAAATATGAAAGAAGGTGTTATTATGAATGAAATTAGTGAAATTGTCATTATTGACACAACAGATTCAATCATTATAAATGATTAATTTTTAAATACTTTCCAAAACAGCATAAACCAACTTGCTCGATTATTATATAATGAGTAAAATATTTAAATATAATAAATTTATTATTAAAGCAATCACAGATTATACAATCTGTGAAGAAAGAGGTATATTATGATGCAAAATGATTTATTCAATGAAAACTGTGCTACTGTTAAAAGTTGCATATCAGTTGCAGCAAATGCAATAAACTGCTTTTATTTATGCTATAACATTTCGGGAAGTAATTCGGAACGATATGTTCTTAGAAGAATATCTGACAATATTGCTATGTATGAAATATATTCACGTATTTCTAATAATGGTAGCATTCGTCTCGCAGTAAAAGAACATGGATGTGATAAGAATCGCATGGTTATCAAAATTAATAGTAAAAAAGAATTGAGTATTACAACGTATGACGTGCCACTGTCAAACGATGATATCAAAATCATCGAATATATACAAAAATATCACAAATATCATATAAAAGGAGATTATAATATGATGAAAGATATAAATTGCATTGATAGTGAAGCTGACCATACAGAAAAATTAATGATCATTCATCAGCCGATAATAATTCGAAACAATGTAGTTTTCATCGATGCACATTGTTCATTATCTGAACTTATTTGTGCATTAAAAGACAACGTTGTAACGTTAGGCTTTGACGTTGGGCTTGACATAATTTCAATTGGTAATTCAGCAATTACTCAAATATTTGTAATCGATGCTTCTAATATTAATGCTATTAAATTATACATTGGAGATGATCCTAATAGCATTGACGACGCTCGATGGGAACAGATCAAACGTAATACGTTTGAAATAAATACAAATAAATGATATTTGCTGACAAAGAAAATCTTTAAATTAATTTATATGAGTGGGCTAAAAGCCCACTCAATTTATTTTTTTTATATTGTGATAGTTGAGCTTTCCCATTTTTTGTAAGCATCGAAAAATATCTCACGTGTTATACTGTTATATGTAATTTCATAATACATTTGGTCTGGAAGATTTGTGCTTAGAAGTGCTTTCGAGTGACCAAGCTCATAGCAATACCATACGACATAAACATTATCACTGTGAAAAACAATGTCATCCGATTTGTTCAAGTGCTCGTTAACATATTCAGTGACAAGTTCAATTGCTCGATTTAGAAATTCTTTTGATCCCATAATTCTTTACTTCTTTCTTAAAATTAATTTAGCAAATTTATGCTTTGCTTTCTTTATAAATAATTCGGATTCATATATCGATAATGGCTCGTATATTGGCATATCTATATTTGCATGAATGTCTGATTTATATGAATATATCATATAATTATTATCTGAATATGTTTCATATACTAATTCAACACATTGGTCGTATTCAGTCACACCCTTATCAATAACAATATGTCGCAAATATCTAACCAAATTATCATTTTCTCTAACTCTTCTAAAACCAAGCTCTGCTATTTTATAGTCGATTGATTTGAATAATCTCATGATTCAACCCCCTTCTGAATATATGTTGACTGTTACTTTAAAAATTGATAAATGATTAGGAATGATAATCCTAATCATTTATTATAATCATACGGTATGCTTTACTCTATCTGCAACTTCTCTTTGTTTAGCATTATTAAATCTGCGAACATCACCATTCAGATATCCAGTAATTCGCCTGATGCGATTAAATGGGATTAATACACTGAAATGTGTTTCTATATCCACGAAATCACCATCGATCTTTATATCGATTGATTTAATATCGCGGTCATGATATTTTTCTTTCATGATATTGATATATGCATTTTGTTCGTCCATTGACATTTCACCATTAATCACATTAACAATTATTTTATTTTCCATATAAAAAATCCTTTTGGTTATTATTATTTCTTTTTATGTCTGAAAGAGTAACGTGGCAATTCCTCGTTAAATAGTATGTATCTAACATAGTCGTCTAATAGTATAGCTAATCCACTTAAAAATATCCAGTAAAAAGAATCCTTCAAACATATTTGCCCGAGTAAATTGAAAGGTCTATCTGAATAATCCCACACATTCAATCCTAATATAATATTCACAATTATACCTGTTATGAATTCAAGTACTGTTATAATACCTGCTCCAAGTAGGCATTGATATTGAAACAACATGTCCCAACTAACCCGTTCATTAATTAATCCGACTATTACAAAACAAAAGCCACCTAATAAGTACATGCTCCAATGTGAATAGCCCCTTGCAAGTATTTCAATCATATAATATATGAATCCGCCAAGATTAAATAATAGCATAAATTCGAATAAATTATTAGTTACTTGTCGTTTCATTGGATATCTCTCCTTCATCACATATTCCAGTCATAACTGAGCTATCTTTTTTATAGATGTCATTGAGAATATTCATATCAAACTTTGGTAAAAATACTGTTGGATCAAAGCTATCATCAACAACACTTATGCTGAAATTAAAACCTGATGTGATTTGCTCAAATGCTGTTTTGAATTCTCCAGTAAGCGCATCTCCGTAATTAATAACTGATATTGCAGCAGTGTCATTGATTGTTTTTATTTGAGCCTTAAGCATGTTGAAATACGTTGTGTGAAATGCTATAAAAGCAGATGCCGTCTCTGCTATGTTTATAATTTCATCAGCGCTATATTGACGACACATCTGACCATCTGCATGATAAAAAATTGGAGTTGTTGGTGATAACTTTGCTACAGTTTCTAACTTCATTAAATTAATTTGGTCATTTGGTTTCAATGAATAATTTTCACCATTGAAAGATATACCATTTTCAATTAGTTTGTTACATATAGCACTCATATTCTGTATTTTAACATTCCGAACTTCTTCCAATATAGAATCCATGATATTGTCATTCTTTATAAATTCATTATTAATAAATTTATATTTAAATATATCTTTTAAAACGTCAAGAGGTATCTCATCGGGATTTACTTCATAACCATTTTCAGTAGGTTTAACACCCACTGAAATAACTTCAACGATATTGTTATTATTGTCAGTGCGTATATACATTTTAATCACCTCTGTAAGTAATTACAATAACATTGAGCAGCCATATATTTTTTGAATGCTGCACGCAGTTGGTGTCACTGCATCATAGCCGTATGTGGTTGTTCCTTTAATTACATATGCTGACATTGTTGCTGTGACCGTAGTGTTGTTCACGGATATACAGCATGATGAAACTTTCGCGTTATTATTAGACGCACCATATTGCGGTGACATACCAATTGCTGCTGTTGTTATAGCTGTCGCAGATGCAGTATCAGGACATTTTGCTTCTACATAGTGTACACCCGTACTATCACTGATTTGGATAAGAAGATATTCAAAATTATTTGATGCCGAATTAATTGTAACTGTACCAGACCCTGATCCACTATATAGCAACGATGGTGACAATGAATTACCACCAGTCGATACGGTACCTGTCGGTGTTGTTGTTTCTGGAGTATTACTTGTGACAAGGGTTGCGTGATAATATTCGCTACTGCTTTGCTGCGCAAGAATTGTTACTCCTATACGACCATATCTCGGTATTCTCCTATAAACATATAATGTCCATACATTATTTGTAGAAGCAACAATAACATCGCCTTCGTTGAATCCATATCTAGTCATCCATTTTAATGTCTGAACATAAAGCGTTGTAGTGTTATTACATCTAATATGCACATGTATTATTCCACATTCCTGATCTCCATAGCCCGATTGCAATAATACAGTTAGAACTTGATCATTACTTCCGACTAAGCTACATGTTATCGCAGCATACCAACCGGTATTATTACCCGCATCACTACTGCCAACAAATGACGAGCCAATATCTTTTATAGTTGTAGCAACACCAGACCAGCATACATTATCAAAATCATCATACCATTTTGCAATCGTACCAAGTGTATTTGATAAATTTGATCCAGAATTAATGTTTGATCTAACGCTTGCATGTGTAAATGTCGGGTATACTTTAACATTGTTAAGTGTTTTTGTAGGCATAGTTCTCCTCCTTGCTAATAAGCTAATTTATGTATGAAATTGGAGCAAATAAGCTCCAATTTCATAATAATATATTCATTATATAAGTTACTTTAATCTGCGATGCAGTTAAGTACTAATGTGTCAGCAGCAACAACTGGTTCACTAGTCCATGTACCGTCGCCTCTTAAATATGCAGCTTGGTAACCTGCAGCTGGTATTGGAACTAAACCAGCTGTACCTGCAGCAGCTGACGTTGCACCTGTCATAACGCTATATGTTGTATCTTGTGCCGGTATTCCAAGTCCTGTTATATCTGCTTTTGCGACAACTGCTGATCCTGTAACATGTCCTTGGGCATCATATTTGACTTTAAGAAGTGACGCTGTTGTTACTGCTGAAACCGAATTGCTATGATTAATAGTTGTTCCTGATTTAGATAATCCGGAACCAGCTGTAGTAATAGCACCATCAATATTAGTTTGTGCTACTGTCCAGTCTGCATTAACATTACCAGTTCCTGCTCTATCAACAAGAGCGATAATTAAATCTCCTACCTCACAAGTGGCTCCAGCATAAGTTCCTGCTGTTATAACTCGATATGTCCAACCTATGTTATATGTCGTAGGAAGTGCTGTAATAGTACCTCCGGTACCGAGAGTTCCTTTGAATATCATGGCATCACTTGCAGCAATTCCGCTTGATATAGCTGACTGAACAAACGCAGTTGTTGCTAGTTGTGTTGTATTTGTTCCAGCGGCAGCTGTTGGTGCTGTTGGAGTTCCAGTAAACGCAGGACTTGCTATAGCAGCTAAAGTTGATAGAGTGGAAAATAAGTTTGTAACTTCTGTAATTGCATGTGTATGTGTTTTGGCAGCATAATTAGTAGCAATATCAGTTATGTTTGCAACAGTATGTGTATGTGATGCTGCCGCATATGCTGTACTTGCTGTATATGCAGCTGTTCCAAGACCGTGTACTGCAACCGGAGTAGCAGTACCGCCATTTACTGAGACATTAAACTTTCCATTTGTAGTTCCTTCACTAAAAGTATATGTTGTATCAGTGTACTCAGCTCCAGCAGGAACATCAGAATTTACAGTATGTCCATTTACTGTTGCTGCATCCCCAGTCCAAACGACAGAATTAAAATCAGTAAACCATTTGGAGATTTTACCAAGGCTGTTTGCAAGGTTTTCACCAGATGTGATATTAGCAGTATGAGTGGTTGCTGTTGTAAATGTAAAGTATGCTTTAACATTATCAAAAGTTTTTGTTGACATAATTCAATTCCTTTCTAATTACTAACGACATTTAAGCGTCAAGTCGTCAGTAGACTTTATGTAATCACTATTGATCAAATCGAGTGTTGATTTATCTTCAGCACTATATGACGCTGTCGTTTTGTCTAATATATCTTTGTTAGCATGCTTATGTATCTGCCCGGAATTAATAAGATCATTTAATCGCACATCAATCTTTCCAATTTGTTCGTCGACATATTTTATTTTTGCATATTCCGAAAGATCTATATGAGTATTCGTTGTACCCAGCAGTTCCCATTTCAAATCAACAGACCAGATATACTCACCGAGGATAGTTTCCTTATTGACAACTTCTGGAGAATCAACAACAAACCATACATCACCAATAAGATTTCCTTCTTGTGGCAATTCATATTTTGTTTGTTTTTTACCACATATTCTCATTATATTGCCGATATTATTTATCGCTGCGGTAATTAATGATTTAGTTTCATCTTTAGTGAAATAATTTGTTAAGTCGATCTGATCTGTTACATATGGCAGTTCAATAAAGTTTTTATTTCCCTCACCAATCTTTATATTAGTCTTCCCTGTTGGTGTTAGCTCGACACATAGAACACCTGTTGGGATAATTTGATATTGAAAAGAACTTCTAGACCATTGTTCTGATGTACGCACGATATGTGTTAAGTCTTCTTGTGCCACGATAATCTAACACCTCTTTCACTAATGCATTCAATTACACAGATGACTTTTCTAGTGCTGTTACGCGCACATCAAGTGATGCTATGTTGGTTTTATTAGTATTAATCAAATTACTGTGATCGGTTAATGTTGTATTGATAGTATTGATAGCTGCTGCTGTTTTTACATCATCAGCAGTCAGTGATGTTATATCGCTCTTAAGCTGAGTAATCTCTGATAAAAATGTAGCATTCTCTGCTTTGAGTGTTTCAATAGAAGCTTTTAAATCAGCAATAACAGCTTCTGTCGGCTCATTAAGTGCCTCCCATACAGTGAATGTGTTTTCAGTCGATATAACATTTGACATATATGCATTAAAAGAAACTTTCAGTCGTGTAGTTAGATTTGACTGGAATGCAAATGCTTTATTGATATCACATGATGCTATTAAAAGCTCACCGTCTGCTGTTGTATTAACAATCGTCTCATGCTGTATGGCAATCTTTGCGTTCGTATTAATAAATTGATAATATGGATTTAAACCTTCTGAAATATGACTCTGTGTATCGATATAATCAACATATGCTTCTATCTTAGTAAGCGTTAAAGTATATAATCCCTGATAATCCATTGCCGGAATATTTGTAACAAGTAAATTTGTGCAAGACGTTACAAGATAATCATCAATATCAGTTGCATGTAATTTCATATCATTTGATGTTACAATTTCAGAGTCCTCTCGTATTGTTCCGCCTTGTGAATCTGTTATTGTATAATATAACTTGAATTTTGTAAAAGATTTCACAACAGGAAGAATACCATTTAATGTTTTATATTTATTTTGCATTATTTGTACGAGATAATGATTCATGACAGCATTAGCATTGTGTGAATTTGTCATATCAAATGTTGCTTGAAGATTAAGGCATGAGTCTTCTGGTCGTTGCACAACTTTTGTGATTATATTTTCTGATACGGAAGTAAACTGTCCATATTGAACAGATGTATTATCATAAACATATGGAATACTATTTACAATTGTGAATGCATTTTCTTTCATAAAACCACTAGCGTTATGTGCCGGCGGTGGTGGCGGTGGAACCATGTGTTTGCAGCAATCACAATTATAATGATTATTATTCATGAATGGAAATGAAGGATTTCCACATTCACATTGTGACATATTATACATATAAATCGACTCCTTTGTTATTTGATTTTTAATGTTTGTTTAATAATATAAATGATAATAGGTGTCCATAAATATATCTCTTTTGACATAGAATTGTCAAATAATTGGTCACCTGTATAGAGTGACAATTTGCTTATATCAGTAATCTTGCCATGAATAAAGTCATGAATTATTGATATATAATCGTATCGCTTTAACTTGTAATGCGGAATACATTCATTTTTAAGAGCACAGCATGGACAGTCACATATATGACATTGCCGTGTGTCATATTCATTCTCAAGTATTGAATGCACTTCAAATGGAAAAAATCTATCGCATCGTTCTGAATTACACCATGCATCGTCAGGTATCATTACGTCAACATCAGCACCATATCGAGCAAATGATGAATCAGTGTAATCATATCCTTTCATAGTATGATATTTAAATGTCTCTAGATATCTCAACGGTGCATCACGCTCAATCCATTTATATGGTGATTTCTGATACAACATGTCGATTCGTGGATCATTAACTTTGTTATTGTTTAATACAATATTACCATTAGAATCATCACGAATCATAATACCGTGTTTTCCCATAAATGTATTTCCACATAAATCAAACAGTGATACTCCATCTAGATGACAAATAAAGCAGTTATGTATTTTGTCATAAAACTGTGCTATATATGATTCAATCATATCATTTGTCATTGATATCAATCTTGATCGGAGTTCATAATCTTCTTTACCAATTATAGGTGTTAGATCATTACCGCCTATCGTTTGAAGATCCATTACATATTCACTGACAGTCTGTCTTTTTAGATGATTAATGTCATCTTCATTTGTTGAGAATAAGCTATATGAAATCTTATACGATCCATCTGTATTAAGGCCATCCTGCATAACTTGTGTAACACGCATTAAATGATTCATTCGTAAATGATTTACTATAAAAAAATCATTCTCTCGTGGCATTACAGTACCGGGTATTATAAAAGCATCGCCATTTAAATTATAATTCCGAACTTGTGTTGTAGATGCATTTCCTTCTTCAGGATTTAATGGTGAAAAACCCAACAGAATCATATTTTCAATTCTATTATATCTCAACGGGGAGTCTGCACCAAGTATCTGATAAGCATCTCCCATTCCTAATGATGTTGATGTTTGCGCATCATTACAACTGAAATATGTCACAATGGTTCTTCCACTGCCGGTATATTTATTTATACGGCTATGTAGAAACTTATCATATTTATACATTTGGGAATCAACTAATGCATTCTCATCATATATCAAACCAGCCAATTAAATCAGTCCTTTCTTCTGTAATTTGAATAGTGCATAGTTCTATCCATGATTATGAAGCGGTTTCACTATACTACATTTCTATTTCTATTTTTTTATTTTCTAAACATATATTTTTATAATGTAGGGGTTGATGTAATA